CTTATTTTTTTGCAATTGCGCTTGACCAATTGGGGATACCTCGGCAGAATTTAACTTATGGACAAAAAACCTCTAGAACTGCACCTGATCGATGGGACCAAGCCTCGGCATAACCCTGCATCTTTGCCTGTAGAACTCCGCAAGCGCGTTCCTGCCGCTGAGTGGATGGATCATCCTGAGTTGTGGGACAAGATGAAGTTTGTAGAAGAAACGAGCGAGTATTTGTTTAAGGTTTATAACATTGGCTCCGATCAAGATAAACACACGCTCTCGATGCTGGCTGATTATATTGACACCTATGTTAAATGCACTCGCGGGATTGAAAAGAACGGCATCATCACTACGTTTAACAATGGCGCGACTCCCGGTCCTAATCCATACATTCCCGTTCGCAATAAAGCCATGGGCGTAATTTTGCAATTGATGGGTGAGCTTGGCTTAACTCCTCGCGCTCGGCTTTCTGCAAACAAGGTCGAAAACGCAAGCCCGATTGCGAGGATGCTTAAAGGGCCGATGGGGTGAATTGGGAGCAGGGTGTTAAATACGCCATTGATGTTAGTAAAGGCGAGATTGATGTTTGTCGGGATGTTCGCCTAGCTTGCCAGCGGTTCATTAATCAATACGAGAATCAAGAATGGGCGTATGTATTTGATGAGCGATTCCCGCAGCACGTTCTCGATTTCTGCTCAACGCTGCGACATACGAAAGGACCGCTTGCGGGAGAATTAATCGAACTTGCCCCGTTCCAGATTTTTCTAATCTGCGCGGTCTATGGATTTAGAAATAAGATCGACCGATCTAAACGCATGGTCTCGGATGTAATCCTGTACATCCCGCGCAAGGCTGGCAAGTCCACGCTCACCGCTGTTATCGGACTTTATGAACTGCGCTTTGGCGAAGCTGGTTCGGAAGTCTTCACCTTAGCCACAAACCGGGAACAGGCCACAATCGTATTCGATGCGGCTAAAGGCTTAGTCGAGGGAATGCTCCCAGAGTTATCTTCTGAGTTTCATCTATCGAAATTTGAGATAAAAAAATATGGTGATTCGCAGTCAATGTTCAAGGCATTGTCCCGCGACACTAAAAAGACCGGTGACGGGAAGAATCCTTCCTGCGTAATTGTTGACGAAGCAGCGCAGATCGTAGACCGCAATGCTATCGAGGTGCTGCACTCCGGCATGGTAGCGAGGCAGAACCCGCTACGGATTTACATCACCACGGCTTCGTTTACTAAAGAAACCAAGTTCTACGAGGACATGGCAATGTTCCAAGCCATCCTCCACGGCGAGGCTACAGACAATCCTAAATGGTTTGGTTTGCTTTACGGTCTCGATCCGCAAGACGACTGGCGCGATCCGACTTCGTGGATTAAAGCTAATCCGATGCACGGCATCTCTGTATTCGACGATGCGATTAAACAACGCGCCGAAGAAGCCAAACACAAGCCAGCAAGTCTTAATGAATTCCTTTGCAAGACTCTTAACATATTTGTTTCTGCAAATGCGGCGTGGATTGACCGGGCGTTGTGGGAAGACAAGGTTTGCTTAATTAAAGAAGTCAGGGAACCGGATGCCGTTTTTATAGGTTTTGATTTAGCGGCTACCCGCGATTTGAATGCGGTATGTACTCTAAAACGGTTTGCTGCGGACGATTACGAAGCGGAATTTAAGTTTTTTCTTCCTGAAGAAGGCTTTAATTTTGTCCCGAAACACTATCAAGACATATTCCGAGCCGCGATTAAATCCAATATATTAAAGCTGACTGAGGGTAATGTAATGGATGACCGCGAGGTCAGCGAATATATTAAGCAACAAGTGAACAAGTATCAGATGACTAAAGAGATCGGCTACGATGCTTACAATGCCGCCTCGCTGGTGGCGCGGTTGCACGATGAAGGGATGCCCATCAAGAAAGTTGGACAGGGCATGGCGGTATTAAATAACCCGTCTAAACAGGTTGAAAAGCTAATCCTTAATAAAAGCATTAAGCACGATGGAAACCCGTTCTTAGCATGGCAACTAGGCAATTGCGAAGTGTTCACGGATGTAAACGGCAATATTAAAGTACGCAAGAATTCGGCTGATACGGCAGCAAAGGTTGACGGCATTATTGCCATGATTATCGCTTTCCATTGCGCTCTAGATAATCCTATGGTAAATAATAGCTTCGGTTTCAGAAGTTTTTAGTATAAAAGCGAGAGAAAATATGGCGATTCTGGACATATTCAAGCGGAAAAAAACGACTAAGAACGAAGCAAATACTGTTCTTGGGCAGATGCAGCTTGGCAACCAAGTGCTTTTCGCTACGTCTCAGAAAGGTCCGGTATCCTCGCAACTGCTTTACGTCACTACAGGAAGTTCTACTGTAGCGGGTCGGACGGTAGACATATCGCTGCTTACCCGCAATTCGACAATCATGGGTTGCGTTGGCGTTAAGGCTAGAGCATTGGCGCAACTTTCTGTTAGCGTCATGTATAAAACAGATGACGGCACGTTTGTTGATGCGCTCAAGTCCCCAGACGTAAGTAGCCGAGACAAAGCAAAAGCTAAACAAGTTCTCAATCTGCTATCTGAGCCAAATAATTTCCAGAGCAAATACGAGTTTTGGTATCAATGGAGTATGTGGCAGGACATTGCCGGCGAGTCGTTTACTCTGTGGTGGAGGAAGGACCAAAAAGACGCAAGCACTACACCGCTGGAAATGTATAACCTCGACTCAACTTTGATAACGGTTATTCTTACTCCGACTCGCTATCCGTCCTACAGGCTTTCTACTCCATCCTACGGATTCTCTAAAGACCAGCCGTTAGCTTCACATCAGGTGATGCACGTTAAAGAAGCCGCGTGGCAAGGCTCAAGCGGATTTAACAAAGGCATTCTGGCGACTGAATTGGTTGCACTAGATCAAGACATTGATCTCTACGCGAATTTTGTAATGCAAAACGGAGCAAAGCCGTCCGGTATATTTACGACCGACATGGTGATCCCGGATGCTAAATATAAAGAAGTCGCAGCACGGCTGAAAGAAGCATGGAACGCGATGACCGGCAGCCGTGACGTTGACCCAAGCAAAGCAGGACAAGGGATGCTGCTCGATCAAGGCATGAAATATATGCCGATTGATATGTTAACGCTTCAGGATGCTGATTGCGCCAAACTTAAAGAACAGACTATGAAGCGAATTTGTGGCCTGTTCGGTGTGCCGCCGCAAATGCTTTCATTTGGCGACCAAAAGTTTAACAATTCGCAAACCATGCTCGATGAGTTCTATAAAACAACCATGTATCCCATGGTGATTAATATCGAGCAGAAATTAAAGCAGCATTTGTTAAAGGGCTACCCGAATCTGTGTATCCGATTTGATACGAAAGATTTCTTAAAGGGTGCGGCGCTTGACCAGATGAATTTTGTTGTTTCTGGCGTAAACGCGGGTATTATGTCTCCGAATGAGGCGCGAGAATACTTAAACATCGAAAAGAAAGATGGCGCGGACGAATTGAAACAGGACACTAAAACCTCTGATTTGATCCCCGGCACTTCGCCACAAGACACCGGCGGCGGCGGTGGAAATCAAGTTAAGAAAATGAATATCGGAACTACATGACAATACAAAACATGAAAACGCTTGCTTCTCAAATAAAGAAAACAAGTGTTAAACTGCCGAAGAAAGCTGGCAGACCCCATAAAATAAAAGATGACAATCAATCTATTAAAAACGGGGTAGTTAATGAAGAATCTGATTCTGATTTGCGAAGCGCAAGTGAAATTGGCGCAGGACGCAGATGAGGCAGCAAATCCTCAAGGCTCCATAGAAGCACGAGCCACTACGTGGGGCATCCGTGAAGGCGCAGACGGGCGTAGATTTAACTACAAGCCCGAAGGTTTCGCGCAATGGGCAGATGAATTCTCAAAATCCGGCAAACCGTTGCCGATGTTCCTGAATCACAACGATGAAGGAATGCCCGTAGGCCAATGGAACGAATTTAACTTTGATGATGAAGGAATGACCGCAAAGGGTCGTATTTTTATGAATACGATGAGCGGCTCGGACCTTCATACAATTCTAAAAGAATCCCCAAAGATGTTCGGTGGCGTTTCTGTCGGCGCTTATGCTGACGAAGCAATCTATACAGACGAAGAAGGCAACCCACTCGATCAAAATGCGGATTACGAAAAAGGATATTTCCAAATCACCAAAGGCGGTTTGAGAGAAGTATCCGTTGTTATGTACCCGAATAATTTACAGGCGGAAATACAAAAGCTGGAATACTTTGATGACAAAGGCCAGCCAAATCCGCGAACGATTGAAAAATCTCTGCGTGATGCAGGGTGTTCAAAAAAAGATGCGACCACCGCGTCTAGTCTGTTCAAAAAGTTGATGCTTGAGCGTGATGCCCAACAACGACCGATTGAACAAGCCCCACTTCAGAGTGACTCTGGCGCGGTGGTAACTGAAGCAGATATTCTTGCGGCTCTTGAGCGGCGTGAACTTCTGTCAATTCTAAACAAACGCATCTAAGGAAAGATCATGGAAAAAATCCTCGAAAAACTGGACGCAATCGAAGCTGGCAATACTGCCAAAATTACGGAAACGGTTGAAGCGGTTAAAAACGAATTCAACGAAAAGCTGAACGCGCTGGAAGCCAAGATTGCTGAAGTGCAAGCACCGACAATTATCAAAGCCCCGGCAAAGACTCTGAGCCAAGAAATTAATCGCTCGGTCAAAGAACAACTGCGCGATTTCTACAAATCGAACGCTCGATCTGAAAAAGAAATCAAGATGTTTGAATCCTCCGATCAGTACGATGCTTACATCAAGGAAACTGGTTCGCAACTTGGCAACCCGGCTGGATACGGCTCTGGTTACAACGTGGGCGGTCGTACTGGATACGATCCTGTGTTTGTGGCTCTGCGTCAGACAAACCCGCTGCGTGGTGTTTCGCGTACCGTGTCTACTGATGGCTCGGCTTATCAACTGCGCCAAAAGACCGGTAATGCTGGCGCACAATGGGGCTATGCAATCCAGAACAACGGTGGTCCGACCACTCAGGACACGCTGATCTGGCAGATGATCCTTCGGGATCTGAATTGCCAATTCCCAGTCCGTACTGCCACGCTGGATGATATCGATGGCCTTGAGTCGAACATCGTTTCGGATATGCTGGCTGAATTTAGCCAAGTCGAAGCACAGTCGATGGTTCTTAACGATGACCAAACCGATTCTCCAGATACGTATGGCGGAACAAATGGTCTGCGTGGCCTGAACCAATATGGCTATCAGTCTGGTTTTGCTGGCGGTACTGTGCATCCTGTTATTCTTGGAAGCAGCGGTGTTGCAACGACAAACGGTCTGTCGCAGATTGCTACCTACGATCAATTGACCTCCAACGGTACTTCCGCTGCTACAAACAATATTACTTATGCGGATGTAATTAATCTGGTTTACAGCTTGCCGAATCAATACTGGACTGACGCGGCTGCGTTCTTGATTAACCCGATTGAACTGCAAGCGATTCGTGGGTTGGTTGATGACAATGGTCGTCCCATTTATGTGGATGGTCTTGCGCGGACTGATGGCATCGTTGGGCAGTTGCTCGGCTTCGATGTTGTCGTGAATAAGTATTGCGACACGCCGAATTACGCTGGTGTTGATAAGGCCGATCTCTATCCGATCTATTTCGGAGATTGGGCGCGTGGTCACGTGATTATCGACCGGCTGAATATGGTCATGCGTAGGTACGACCAGACCGCACCGGGTTTCATTACTTTCTACGGTGAGAAAAGGGTCGCAGCCAGCATCCACGATGCGAACGCAATTGTGGCGTACCGTTCGACCGCAACCGCGAACGACTAAAGGACGGGGGGAGAAATCCCCCCTCTTTTTAACATTTTTTGGAAGTTAATATGAGCCTAATTCTGGAATCCATTAAAGCCGCGCTGATTGATGGAAAAGCATCTGTTAATTTGAAAGAAGCTGCTTTGCTAACCGGTTCGGGTTCAGGCATAGGCGGCAGAAATATTTACGATGATGCGTTTGCGTCATTGCGAATGTTCAATCCTATTCGCGGTGCGGGTGCGCGGGTAGTAGACACAATTGGGTCCGATCAGACCTTTGTAGTTAAGACTGGTAATGCAACAAACATCCAAAACGGCGCAGTTGTTACTGGTGCAATTGCAGCTTCTGTGCTGACAGTTACCGCTGTAACGAGCGGAACCGTGCGCGTGGGTCAAATCTTATCTGGCACCGGTATCGCTGCGGGAACGTACATCAGTTCTTTGGGTACTGGGACAGGTGGCACCGGCACTTACAACGTGCTTGGCGATACAACTGCAACATCAACCACAGTTACTGCTGTCGGTAATCCGTGGGGCTACTATCCGATCAACAGCAACAATGCTGCGACCGGTTATTCTACTTCTATTTGGCAGTTGCCTTTGAGAGCAATTCAAGCGTCTGTGCCAATTCGGACTGCAATGCTGTCGGACGTTAACAATCTTTCTGAATCTATCGTTCGGGACATTGCTTTAGAATTTGCACAACAAGAAGCGCTGTCGATGATGTTCAACAACGATCAAGCAGCATCCACAACTGGATATTACGGTGGCACTCTAGGTTTGCGCGGATTGAACAGCTACTCTACTTCAGCTTCTGCGGCTGCATTTGGTTCAAGCGGGATTGCAATTACAAACGGGATTCACACCGTTTTGACGTTTACATTGGCAAGCGCAAGCGCAGTCATTGTGAATGATCTGTCTGATATATATGCTTCTCTGCCGCCGCAGTATTTGCTTGATCCAACCTGCGCTTGGATGATGAGTCCCGCAACGCTTTCTGTGTTGCGTAAACTTGCAGCAAACACAGGTATCTTTCTTGACCAAGCAGGGGAAGATGGAAGCAATGCCACCGTCTATCTGATGGGAAAGCCGGTTCGAATCAATCCCTACATGGATGATTTGGCGGCTGGTAAGTTTGCAATTTATTTTGCCGCGTGGGATCAATTCGTAACCATTGCAGACAATGAGATTATGAATATCCAGATGTTTGACCAAACGCAACCGGGTTATGTAACCCTGTTTGCTGAAAAGCGCGTTTGTTCGACAATCCGAGATGTTTTTGCTGGCGTTCGTTGTTATCACTCATAACAAATCATGCCGGTCGATAATCAGACTTATTCGTCCAATCGGAACCCGTTCAATTATGTAAAGATTGAACAGGTAGCGAGAGACTATGTAACCCAATGGTTAACGCTCGATGAAATCACGCAACAGCTAAACCTGTTTGAAGATGAATCTCAGGATTCGTATTTAACAAGTTTAGAGGTTGCGACTCGGTTTGCTATCGAGGATTACTTGGGCATGGCGGTGTTTCCTACCCAATACCGCATCTACTACGGCAACCCCGGTCTTACAAGCAGCGCGATATATTTAGACTTGCCAGAGGTCTCACAGGGCCGCAGCGGGGCTACGATCAACGCTGTAAGCCTCTGGGCAGGGCTTCCCCCGGTGCTTACTGCTTTGCCGACTAATACTTATTGGTACGATCCGACCGGGAACAGGGTAATCCTGCAAAGCCTCCCGAATACGGTAAACCAATACAATGCTAACCCGCTAGAAGTGCTGTACACAATCCCGGCGAATTCAATCATGCAATATCCAGTAATCAAACAAGCTGGATTGCTATTGCTAACTCATTTATATAACAATCGCTCAAATACTACAGAAGTGGCGCTGAAAAATATTCCTTTCGGCGTTGATGCTCTTTTGCGACCATACAAACCTTTGGTTATGTAATGGCGATAACCCGGTATGAAAACGTAGACATTAACAATGTCACCAATGGCACAGATGCTGTTGGTGAGTACACTACGACGATTGCCAAATGGTTTACCTCTAGAGCGTTAATAGCGGATGTAGCGAACAGCTTAAGGATTTCTGAACGGTATCGAGTTTATCAAGACTTGGTAAATTTGACGTTTAATTACACGCCAAACATTAAAGATATTGTAGATAATCAAAATCTTTATAGTGTCACTTGGCGCGGGTTTGATTGGCGTATAACGGATGTGCGAGAGTCAAACGACAGGATGAAGGTAACGTTGCTGTGCTATCGCAACGACCCAACGACTACGGTATGACCACGCAACTGAATCCTTATATTTATGCTGAAGCGATACAGGCACAGTTGGCTAGTATTGTTGAGGTTCCGGTGTATGCTAACTTTAACCGGAATTACGCTACGGAAAGCCAGTTCTTAACTTGGCAATTAAGAAATGTTCACCAGCCGGTTTATACTGGGCAAACGCAAAACAATAAAGGTATCGATACTCCTACATTCCAAATCAGTATTTTTTCCCAATCAATGGGCGATGCTTTTAATTTAAGCAACGACATACTACAATCGTTGCATGGTTATTCTGGTGAATTTGGAGAACAGTTTTTCGTAGCAAAAGCAGATGTATTTTGGCTTTATAATACTTACGACAACGAATTGGGATTAAACCAGATCATTCTGGATTGCACTCTTTATATTCCAGCATAAGATAAGAATTCATTAACTTTTTATTGAGGTTACAAAATGGCTCTTATTGATAAAGTTCTCCCCGGATATGTCGCAACATTGTGGATGCAGGATGATGTTACGCCGACTCCCCTAACGGACACACAGCTTGGTACTTGGACTGCTCAAGTTGAGGACATTATTGGGACTACTGCTGGCGGATCTGGGACTGCTGGAATGGCAGTTCCTGTAGAGGCCATTCCTGCTTTTGGTGCAGATGATGCGAGTGCTACATTCGGCGTAGCAGGTGCGCGGACTGGTGCAAAGATCACCACGCAAAACCAAGTAACGTCGATGACGATTACCTCGGCATGGAATCCGGCAGATCCCGCGATGTTGCAAATCCGAGATGATGGTTATAGTGGCTCGGTGATCCGCACCTACGTTGTTGCGGTTTACGATGGTACGGATACCGTTGCGTACGCATTTAATGCTCGTGTAGGTGGTCTGCAATGGGATATGTCTCCGTCTGCTGAAGGCAAATATATGTTCACTCTGCATCCCGTTGGTGGAAACTCCTACGGATGGTCTAACAACCCGTAAAGACGACATGGACAATACAGGATCAAAAGATTTACTTGCGTACCTGATAACCCAATCCAGTTCTGGCGCTAAGAATTGGTTTGGGTTTCAACAACAAAAGATAATGGGAATCAATCTTTGCTACGAAATAGCAAAAAATCACGCAGCGGAAATGTCACCGGATGAAGTGACTGAATACGTTGTGCGACTTAATGATTCCATATACAAGAAATTAATAAAAGGCGAAACACATGAGCAAGCTATCGGGTAAATTAGGCAGACAATATGACAAGGTAAAAGATCAAGCAAAGATACGAACGCTCAATATTAAATTGGGCGATGCTGCGTTTGATCTTAAAGTAAGAATTCCATTAAAAAAAGAAATGGAAGAAATCTCGCTACGGATAACCAGTCCAGCAGAAGAAAAAATAGAAAGTATTTATCAGACGTTAGCGGCTCCTATTTTTGCGGTCGTTAAAGATAGTGCCGATGGTTTTTTGGAAGCATTAAATTCCGATAAAGAAACCATCGTTATAAAAGACAAAGATATCGAAGTGAATGGAACATCCGTTAGACAGGTTGCAACATTCACAGCAATCTGGGAATGCAGAGTAGAAGAATATTTCCATTTGTTGCAATCAGAAACTGGCGAAGTAATTACAGAATCATTTAGTGAAATAGCGGCAGAATTCCCAGACATTGCGATCAAAGAAATATTAGAAGCGATTGAAGGCGCAATCAAGCCTGATTACAAAGCAGCAAAAAAAAACTAAGACGGTCATTGAGGGCGCAAGTGGTAGCCGCGATGGTGTTTAATGGACACACACAAGAATATATAGACTCGATAGACGAAGAATTATTTTCGGAGATTCAAGTCATGTTCGCTGACGGTATGTTGGGAAACAAAGGCATCTTTGATGCTTTGGGTCCGGTGACTACCGCAGTCTTTAATTATATGCGCCCACAAAACGCGGCAGCATATCGTCAAGATCAAATCTTTCCGTGTATTAACGAATACGCGAACAATCCAGACTTTGAACAATCACCGACAGACGCTGTAAACAGCAATCTGCTCGGCTATGTTATGAATGCCAAAGGCTTCAAGCCAGAAAGGTTCAAGCATGGCTGAGTTCAATCCGCAAAACAAAGGCGCGACCGGTACAACAGGTTTCGACGATTTGTTTAAGCGGATGGATAAACTTGCTGATGAAATAGGAAAGGGCAAGACAGACTCTATTTGGAAGAAAGCCATGGGCTTCGCTATAGCGCCTGTTTACGAGCAAGCCAGATCGAACGCCTCTGCCCATGTAGATACCGGGCAATTGCTCGATCACATATACATGAAGGTCCATAGACCGCAAGCCAGAGACAAATCGAGTCTTTCTTATCGCGGAGAAATGTTTCTGGCGCGAGTCACATTAAATCCGAAGCGCGACGATAGCCAAGCTAAGACTACACTAAGCAAGGGCGGGAGATTCAGAACGGCATGGAAGAATCGCCCGGTTGGTTTAGCTGTAGAATTTGGCACAGCAAAGGTAGCGGCTAGACCGTTTCTTCGTCCAGCGTTAGATGCAAATATACAGAACGTCCAAGACAGATTGAAAGTTTCTGTTTGGGCCGCTATTTCTAAAATAGCTGAGAAAAAAGGCTAATCATGGCAGTCATTGGTTCTCTCTCCGTCAAACTCGGACTGGTCACAGTAGAGTGGGATCAAGCGACAGCGAAAGCTAAAGCGCAAGCTAAAGAATTGCAAGGCGCGTTCAAGAACTTAACGGCAGAACTTTCCGTTCTAAGTCAGCATTTCAAAACTCTGGGTGGTATCACATCTGTCGGCGCTATAGGTTTCACAGCTTTATTTGCAAGTACCGCAGCATATGCAAATGAAGTAAAAGACTTAGCCGAAGGCTTTGATATAACCATATCAAAAGTCTTGCAATTCCGAGACGCTCTGCAAACCTCCGGTGGAAAAGCAGAAAGCGCGGCAAAGATGCTTTCCAGTTTGTTTGGAAAGTTAGAAGAAGGCAAGAAAGGTAGTGAGCCGGTCATCGAGGTATTCCGAAAACTCGGAATTAGCTTTGCAGAGTTGCAAACAATAAAACCCGAAGATGCTTTGAACAAAGTATTCATTGGGCTAAAAAATATAGGGTCTACAACAGAAAGAATAAAGTTATTGCGCGAGTTGATGGGCAAGGGTGGGATTGGTCTCGGCGTTGCGGAATTGGCAGACAAAATAAATCAATCAACCGCTGCCTTTAAGAAACATGAAGACGGACTGAAAAGATTTGGCGATCTATCCGACAATCTAAAATCGTCGATGGATAATCTAAAGATTGCATTCTCTGATTTGGTTAGTCCGTTTATCGGAGAAGGGAAGGCTTCGGTAGAGCAATTCAAAATCGCGTTGTTGTCAATTGCAAGCATTGCGGTTGTTACTCAATTAACGAAAATTGTCGGCTTGTTTGTCGCGTTAAACAAAGCGATGGGACAAGGCGCGAAAATCGCTGGCGTGATGGCTGCGCTTAGTGGTGCCAAAGGGATCGCGTTAGTAGGCGGCGCTGTTGGGGCTTATGCGTTGCTTTCTAAGATGTTAGAAGAACCTGAAGACAGAATTGCTGAACTCGAAAAAGAAAAAAGTTTAATCCCATCAGCGGATAAATCTGGCACACAGGCCCCCTTGCTTGCTTTGCGAGAAAAACGCATTGCAGCTATTGATGCAGAAATAGCATCACTTAGATCAAAGCTGCCAAAAGTAAGTATCGACGATATAGTAAAAGAAGAAGATAAAACAAACGCTAAAGCAACAAGAGAATCCGATGCAGGACGGGCAAAGAATGCCGCTGCGTCTGCGTTATTGAAAATAATGGATCAAGAAAACAAATTAAAAATAGAAGGTTTGACTTCTGACAAGTGGGCGCTAGAGATAAAAAAAGCGGATGTAGAGTTTGAAAAAGAAAAAGCAAAAATCCAAGCTGATTATGTAGCTGATAAAACAGCCGCAAAAGATTCAGTCGAATTAGAAGCCGTTGCTAGTGAAAAAGCTGCAATCGCTTTAGCGACAGCCACAAAAAAAGCAAAAGGCGCAAAAGAGTTTGCGTCTGCAAGTAGAGATAAAGAAATTGCGGATCTGCAACGTCAGATAAATTTGCAAGATGAATTATACAAATTTGAAAAGAAAGCATCCGATCTGAGATTGGCAGCGGTGACTACTGGCGATTATGAGATTCAAGCGAAAACTATTCTGCTAGAAAAAGAAAAAGCGATCTCTCAAATACTCACGGAAAGAAATGAAAAGCTACGCCCAACTGGGCAGTCTGCTGCGTCAATAGCCGCTATTGAAAGTGAGGCACGTTCTAAAACGGCACGAGCCGAAATGGATGCAGCCGCCCGTGAAGTATTGCGACTCGCAAACAAGGAAAAAGAATTCCGAATTCTAGACGCGCAAAGCGTGACCTCTGCACGACTGCACGAATTTGATCTGGCGAAAATACAGCTTGAAGATAAGCGTATTTATTTAACAGAAATTGAATATAAGAAACAAAGTGAAGTATTGGAATTGAACAGAAGGTTAGTGGAGTTAGAGCAGGAAAGACTCGCAGTAAAGGATAGATACGGAGTTGGCGAACGAGCCGACAAAGAACGTGCGCGAATAGATGAGGCAATAGAGCGTGAGAAAGATTTTTCGGCAGCTAGGAATCTATCTATTGAAAATGAAGCTACGAGGCAACGAAGTTTCGTAGAAGGATGGGATTACGCATTCCGACAGTATTCAGCAAATGCGGCAAATGCTTTCAGGTCAGGCGAAGAAGCGTTTGCGTCTATAGTTTCAAACATGGAACGGGCATTAGATCAGTTCACATCGACAGGAAAATTGTCGTTCAAGGATTTGGCTTCCAGCATAATTCAAGACCTGATCCGTATACAAATGAGAGCGCAAATGACTTCAATGTTCAGCGGTCTCAAATCTCTGTTTACTGGAGGAGGCGGGGGAGGCGGGGGAAAGTTAACTGGAGATTTCTCGGCGTTAAGTGGTGTTCAAAAGGCTGCGACCGGCGGCGATATTAACGGACCCACAATCGTCGGAGAGCGTGGCCCAGAACTATTCATTCCGAAAAGTGCTGGAACAGTCATCCCCAACAATCGGCTTGCAGGGGCTATGGGTGGGCCTCAGATCACGTATAACGGTCCGTACATAGCCAATATGCAAGCCATCGACACGCAATCAGCCACGCAGTTCCTAGCGCGAAATAAGCTGTCCGTGTATGCGGCGAATCAATCCGCTGCGCGGTCTTTGCCCACGAGTAGATAATGAGCCTCAACCAAATACTAGCAATCTCTGAATCTGTGGGTATTAACGATCAGCGGTTTATCGGGCAGGTTCTTAGTCGAAATCAGAGGATCAATACTTCTGAGCAACTAACCGTGGTGCCGTTTGAGTTCACCATGAAGCCGATGAACTACCTGCGCTACTCTGAAAGCAGGTCTTTGTTGAGTAGCTTGAGGGTGCCTGACAAGGCTCTGGAGCAATATCTAAACTTTTCCACTACGGGCTGGAGTAATTATATTGAGTATCAAGGCGATATGACTTCTGGTGAGATTGATGCTTGCGCTTGGCAGACCACTTCTGCGAATAACAATTTGGTGCTAGGTTCGCTGCCGTCAATTTCTAGTTCGGCGTATATCGTAAAGATCGGTGATTTCTGTCAGGTTGGTCGCTACGCTTATATCGCTACGGCGAACGTGCAGCGGGGCGGTGGTTCGACGGTCAATATCCCGGTGCATCGTAGCTTGCTCACCCCATTAATTAGCCCGGTCAGCGCAGTAATAGGCGAATTCGGAACGACTGTTTCCTTGGGTGGCTCTCCTTATACCGGCACTACGTTTTGCGTTATCCTCCGCAATTATCCGACTTATACATTAATCCCCATGCAGAACGATTCATTTATTCAATGGTCTGGGGATTTTGTAGCTTTTGAATCTGTTGTCTAAAGGAATCCATCATGGCATTTAACATATTCGCAACTGCGACGAGTGACATACCTCTCGCAAACCTCGATGCTAACTTTACATTGATTGGCGCGGCGGCGGCAGTCTCGACTCTATACCCAACTGCTTCTACGTCGATCACTTACGGCACAGCAGGGACCACACATTATTTGAGCGGAACAGGCTTGTCGGTCGCAGGAGCGGCTACGGTGGGGACTACGCTGGGTGTGACCGGCACCAGCACGATGGCGGCGATCAATGCGAGCGGGTCAATCTCCGGTACAGGAACAAACACTTGGACACTTGGGAGTGTGGCGGCTACAGGCTCGCTAGTGGCGGGGGGTTGGCTTTACGGCGTTAACAACGGGCTGAACTTGTCGCCTAACGGTACTGGGCTGGCTAAGCGCCTTACGATGTCGTACTACGAAGCAGGCGGCGGGACATACAGGGAAGCCATTGGCTTCTCTAACGTGGCTTCTGGTAACGCTACTGTAGATATTCTTGCTGCTGGCGGAACTACGAATATCGGCGGAACCCTCGGCGTGACGGGGGCAATCACTTCGACCGGAACATTAACAGTTACTACAACGGGGCCCGCAACAACAGCATTTAGACAATTATCCGCGACTGG